AGTACCGCAAGGTCGAGGATTTAATTCCTTACGTCAATAACAGCCGCAAACATTCTGACGAACAGGTGGCTCAGATAGCCTCTAGCATCAAGGAATTCGGCTGGACTAACCCAATACTAATAGACGGAACGAATAGCATCATAGCTGGTCATGGTCGGCTTATGGCTGCCAGAAAGCTAAAGATGGAAGAAGTACCGACAATAGAATTAAGCCATCTAACGGATACCCAACGTAAAGCATTAGTAATAGCTGACAATAAATTAGCGTTAAATGCTGATTGGGATACAACTTTGCTAACTATTGAGCTAGATGAGCTACTTAAAGATGGATTTGCATTAGATATACTAGGTTTTAACACAGACGAGCTAACCGCATTACTAGAGCCAGAGCAGGTAGATGGGCTAACGGATGAAGATGCTGTACCTGAAGTGCCAGAGGAACCTAAGACTAAGCTAGGTGATATATATCAGCTAGGCAATCATCGGCTAATGTGTGGGGATAGCACTAGTATTGACGCTGTGGATAAGTTAATGGATGGTCAGAAAGCAGATATGGTGTTTACTGATCCTCCTTACGGCGTAGATTATGATGGCGGTCATGCCACAGATAAAAGACGTAGTAAATTAGAAAATGATGATAAAACATTAATGTATGCAGGATCTTTGCCTATAGCATATATGGCATCAAAAGATGGTGCTGCTTTATATTTATGGTTTGCTGATAGATTTGCTAAAGATGTTCTTGTTGCTCTTGATGAGTGCAATTATCAAGTTAGAACATGGATTATTTGGAATAAAAATTTGGCGCAGTTTGGTGCTATTGGAGCGCAATATAAACCTAAACATGAGCCGTGCATTTATGCATTTAAAAAAGGTAAAGCACCATATTGGAATGGCCCAAACAATGAAGTTACTGTATGGGATGTAAAACGCCATTCAAAAAATGAATTTCATCCAACACAAAAGCCAGTTGAATTACCTGTTAGAGCATTGGAAAACAGTAGCAAAGGTGGAGACATCGTTTTGGATTTATTTGGTGGAAGCGGTAGCACTTTGATTGCTTGTGAAAAACAAAACCGTTATGCAAGATTAATGGAATTAGATCCTAAATACTGTGATGTAATAGTAAAGAGATGGGAAGAATTCACAGGAAAACAGGCTGTATTATTAACGAATGATTAACATTTCCCCTTAATAAAATGAATGAGCATATTCCTAACGCAGAAAACAAGAGATTAGTCGAAACATCGGCTGGTCTTGGGCTGCCTCATGAGCAAATAGGGGCATTGATTGGCATTGACGATAAAACATTACGCAAACATTATCGGTCTGAGTTAGACATAGGTAAGGCTAAAGCCAGCGCACAGATAGCTAAGACGTTATTCAACAAAGCGCAGGGTGGCGATACTACTGCTTTGATCTGGTGGACTAAGGCTCAGATGAAATGGGCTGAAACACAGAAGCAGGAACATTCTGGAGTAGATGGCGCACCAATGCAACACAGCGTGACATGGCTGAAATAGTAATTCCTTACAAGCCTCGTGACCAACAGATCAAGATTCATGAGGCAATTGACAACCACAGGTTTACAGTCGTTGTGGCTCATCGAAGAATGGGAAAGACTGTAAGTGCTATCAATCAACTCATAAAGGCTGCGATTGAGTGTGATAAACCGAATCCGAGATTTGCTTATATTGCTCCTACTTACGCTCAGTCTAAGCGTGTGGCTTGGGATTACCTTCTTGAGTTCACTCGTCCATTGGGTGCTACGGCTAACATATCTGAGCTTAGGGTGGATTTTTGGGGTAGGCGTATCAGTCTTTATGGTTCTGACAATTCCGATTCTTTACGTGGTCAGTATTTCGATGGGGTGGTGCTTGACGAGATTGGGGATCAAAACCCCAAAATCTGGAACGAAGTAATCAGACCAGCTCTAGCGGATAGACTAGGTTGGTGCTTGTTTATTGGCACACCTAAAGGCAGGAATCACTTTGCAGACTTCAGAGACAGAGCTGAGACTGCTGAAGGTTGGGCATTATTAGAGTTTAAAGCTAGTGAGACAGGCGTACTTAGCGAGAAAGAATTAAACGATGCTCGTGCCGAGATGGGTTCCGACAAGTATGAGCAAGAATTTGAGTGTAATTTTAATTCAGCCATTGAGGGTAGCTATTATGGGTCGATTATCAACGATCTTGAGGCAAAGGGTCGCATCACCACTATTGACCGTGATGATCTTTGCAAGTCTTATGTGGCTTGGGATTTGGGTATGGGTGACTCTACTTGCTTGTGGGTGGCTCAACTGGTTGGCAAAGAAGTCAGGCTGCTTGATTTCATGGAAAACCACGGGGTCGGGCTTGATTGGTATGTCAATTGGCTCAAAGAAAATAGATATGAGCGTTTCGACCAGTACCTACCACATGACGTTGCGGTGCGTGAACTGGGGACGGGACGTAGCAGACAAGAAGTCCTCCAAGAAGCAGGATTAGAGATTACCGTAGCTCCTAGACTATCTGTGGCTGATGGGATACAGGCAGTGCGTAGGCTGCTACCACGTTGTTGGTTTGACAAGGATAAGACCAAGCAAGGCGTTAATGCTTTACGTAACTATCGTAGGGAATATAACGAGAAGCAGAACGTCTATTACGAGAAGCCATTACATGATTGGGCATCACACGCATCAGATAGTTTCAGGTATTTAGCGATAACGCTTGACGAATCTGACGATTCATGGTCATCAAATATCCCAATAAATACTAAATGGGTTGTATAATAAGCAAAATATCCGCATAGGGTTTAGCCATGGATTCAGGACAAGTAAAAAGTATTTTAGAGAACGAGATCGAGAACGCACTCGGATACATCGACTCTGAAACTATTGACGAGCGTACTAGGGCTTTACAGTATTACTTACGTGAGGCTTACGGCAATGAGGTAGAAGGTCGTAGTCAGATCGTTACAGGGGAAGTAGCCGAAGCAATAGATGGCGCATTGCCACAGCTTCTACGTGTCTTTACGACAACAGAGGACATAGTTTATTTTGAGCCTAAGTCGCCTAATGACGAGGAAACAGCCAAGCAAGCTACTGAATACTGTAACTGGGTGTTCTATCGTGAGAACGAAGGTCTATTGATTCTGCATAACTGGTTTAAGGATGCGTTGCTACAAAAGACAGGTATCGTTAAGTCTTACTGGGAATCAAAAGAAGATGTAGTCAAAGAGAAGTACAAGAATCTAACAGAAGAAGAACTTGCTTTATTGCTATCTGATGAGTCGATGGAAGTTGTACGTCAGAAGGTAGAGATGGTAGAGGCTGGCGTTGACGAGATGGGTATGCCGATTATGGCTCCGTCTTATTCTGTAACGGTTAAGAAGGTTAAGAAGTCAGGTAATGTACGTATTGAGAACGTGCCACCAGAGGAGTTCTTGATCTCTAAGGCAGCTAAGACTATTGATGATTCTCCGTTCGTAGCGCACAGACGTTTAGTGCCACGTAGTGACTTAATCGCTATGGGTTACGATAAAGACGTAGTTGAAAGTCTGCCAACGTATGATGACTTAACTTACAGTCCTGAGCGTATCGCACGATTTGATCAAGGTGAGCAGCCTGATTCAGCTCCTAGCTTAGACTTCTCGATGCAGACAGTTGAGATATACGAGTGCTTTATACGTATTGACGAGGACGAGGACGGTATCGCTGAGTTACGCAGGATTGTTTACTGTGGTAACGAGATTCTGTATGACGATGAGACTGACATAATTCCGTTCCATTCGTTATGTCCTATACCAATTCCACATAAGTTCTTTGGTCAGTCATTGGCTGACAGAACTATGGATATTCAGTTAATCAAGTCCACGTTAATGCGTCAGACTTTGGATAACTTGTATCTAACAAACAATGCTCGTGTTGGTGTGGTTGACGGTCAGGTTAACCTTGACGATATGCTTAACGCTACACCTGGTGGCATTATCCGAGTAAAGAATCCTAATGCTCTGATACCGTTACAAGTACCTTCAGTTACAGGTCAAGCGTTCCCGATGTTCGAGTATCTTGATGGTGTCGCAGCCAAGCGTACAGGCGTATCAGACGCTAATTCAGGTTTAGATCCAGATATATTGTCTAACGTCACAGCAACTGCTGTAGCGGCTATGATGAAGTCTAATTCTGGCAAGTTGGAGTTGATCGCTCGTATCTTTGCTGACACTGGCGTGAAGTCGTTGTTCAGAGCTATCTTGCATCTATTGGGTAAGTATCAGGACAAGGCTAAGATTATCCGTATGCGTGGCAAGTACGTTCAGTACGATCCTAGAACATGGGCGAATGAATACGACATTAGCATTAACGTAGGTTTAGGTTCTGGTGATAGAGATCAGAAGCTGGCAATGTTGCAAATGATTCTAGCGAAACAAGAGCAGATATTGCAGCAGTTTGGCCCATCTAATCCGTTGGTATCGGTAGGACAGTATCGCACCACGTTAGCAAAGTTTATTGAGTCGGCAGGGTTTAAAGATGCAAACGCATTTATTAACGAGATTACTCCAGAGCAGGACGCAGCGTTAGCGCAGCCACAGCCACCTTCACCAGATGCACAAGCAGAAGTAGCTCAGATGCTTGCGAACGTTGAAAGAGAGAAGATCGCTGCAAAATCGCAGATTGACTCGGAGAAGCTAAAGTTAAAGCAGCAGGAACTCGAAGCTCAATATACCCAAAAGGGCTTAGAGATGGCTATGAAGAATCAGCAGCAACAGGCTGACATCAAGATTAAAGAAGCACAGTTAGCTGTTCAGCAGTTACAGGCTATCCTAACGATGGATATGGCAGACGAGCAGATGCGTCAAAAGCAAGCTGAGATCGTCTTGAAGGCGATTAAAGAATTAGGTGGTTTAGTCCAATGAGTAAAGCAGATTGGGCAGCTCGGATACTTCAAGATGAGCGATTCCTTGAGGTAATGAACGAGCTAAAAGAATTAGAGATACAGAAGTTTAGAAGTACAGATTACAGCGACATGGAACTACGTGAACAAGCGTATTTACGCCTCCGAGTTCTAGAGGATATAGAAGGCTATATTCAAGGGCTTACTAACCAGAAGCTCATTGACGCAAAAAGATGGAAGATTTTGTAGTCCGTATAGGGCGGTTCCCTATATAATTATGGAAATGAAAACATGAGCGATACTGAAAGCATGACTCCAGAAGGAAATGCACAGTTAGATGTAAATGGTGCAGCTAACGCTATTTTGGGATTAATGGGCAATGATGACGGCTCCGAACAAGGACAACCTGAACAGCGCACAGAATCCAACGATAGCGATGCCGAATCAGAGGAATACGAGGAATCGGAAGAATCTGAGGTAGAACAAGAAGAAGCTGATGAGCCAGAGGAACATCAAACATTCCGAGTGAAAGCTGCGGGAGAAGAACGTGATGTAACCCTTGATGAACTCATTAAGTCATATCAACTTGGCACTGATTATACAAAGAAATCGCAAGCTGTAGCGGAAGAACGTAAGGCAGTTGAAGCTGAACGCCATGCAGTTCAAGAAGCAAAGCAACTCCGAGATACTTATGCGGAGAGGTTGCAGTATATCGAGCAAGCCTTGATGCAGCCTCAAGAAACAGAGAATCTGGAATACCTGAAAGAGACCGATCCTATCGGTTACGCTGTTAAGGTTGCAGAGATGTCTCAGAGGGAAAAGCAGTTAGCGCAGGTTCGTGCTGAAAGAGAGCATATAGCTCAACAGCAGGAATATGACAGACAGCAGCAACTACGTGCAAAGGTCGCACAGGAAGCTGAAAAGTTAGTTGGTGCGTTACCTGAATACGCTGATCCTGTTAAGGGTGAAGCAATCCGTAAAGAGATACGCAGCTACGGTAAACAGGCTGGATTCTCGGATGATGAACTAGCGAATGTATTTGATTCACGTGCTGTATTAACGCTTTATAAAGCTATGCAGTACGATAAATTGAAAGCATCGCAACCAGCTATTGCTAAGAAGGTGAATGAAGCTCCAAAGGCGATGAAGCCTGGAGTATCAAACCCAAGAGATAGTGGAGCTGAGGATATTAAAAAACTGAAGGCTAGAGCTAAACAATCTGGAAAGATTAGTGATGCCGCAGCCGCTTTTGAACGATTCTTATAAGGAAATATCATGCCAACTTATCAAACATTTACCGCTATCGGTATGCGTGAAGATTTATCCGATATTATTTATAACATTAGCCCTACCGACACTCCAATTATGAGTTCTATTGGTAAGACTAGCGCAACTGCTGTTTATCACGAATGGCAGACGGACTCACTTGCTGCCGCTACAACTCAAGCAGCAGTTGAGGGTGCAGACGCTACATCTATTACTGCTTCTCCTACCACTCGTGTTGGAAATTATACTCAAATTATACAGAAGACAATTCAGGTCTCAGGAACACTCGATAAAGTGGCAAAAGCAGGGCGCAAGTCCGAGAAAAGTTATCAACTTGCAAAGGCCTCGGCTGAGCTAAAGAGAGACCTAGAGACAATCATCACTGCTAATCAGGGTAAGTCAGCAGGTACATCAACTGTAGCCCGTACTATGGGTTCATTGTTGTCATGGATCAAGACCAACAGCTCACAAGGCACTGGTGGTTCGGCTCCAGCAACTTCGGGTACATCTACTCGTACTGATGGTACACAGCGTACTGCTACTGAAGCATTGTTGAAAACTGTTATCGCTTCGATCTTCGATCAAGGCGGTTCACCAAAGGCTGTATTCGTTGGTTCAGCAGGTAAGCAGAAGGTTTCTACCTTTGCTGGTATCGCTGTTAATCGTTATCAATTAACGAAAGCAGAACCTGGTGTTATCGTGGGTGCGGCTGATCTCTACGCTAGCGATTTTGGGACTCTGAGTATCGTTCCGAATAGATTTATGCGTAGTCGTGATATGTTAATTCTTGATCCTGAGTATGCAGCAATGGCTTACTTACGTCCATTCATGACTAATGAATTGGCTAAGACTGGTGACTCTGAGAAAACTCAGATTCTTGCTGAAGTTACTCTCGAAGTTAAGAACGAAGCAGCACATGGTATCGTTGCTGACTTGGACTTCTCGCTGTAATTTAACTAGCCCTCTGCCTAACGGTAGGGGGCTTTTTTGAGGGATTAATGGAAAACTTTCGTACTCAGACGGTTCATGCGGACGGTGATGGTGGGATTATCATCGAAACTAAACAAGATATATCTGATCTCTTAGAGCGCAATAAAGTTTTAAGAGATATTGATAAGGCTAGGACAGGAGCAACAGAAGATTTACATTTAATAGGCTCAATACCTTTTACGGCTATTGATAAGCTAAATCAAATGGGAATCATGCGTGGATTTGCTATTGTGGATGAGGTAGCTTTTAAAAAGTGGCTCAACCATCCAGACCAAGCACCGTTAAAGATATATCGAGGAACAGTATGAGAGTTGGCGTTTGTATTCCATGTAGAGACGAAGTACATACAGGTTTTGCGTTTGATTTTGCTAGGATGGCTGCACACGATGCGTCTGTTCGATGCAAAGACGGTAAGGGTGGTCTAAGCCTCTACACGATGCCTGGGACACTTATATTCGATCAGCGTGAGAAGTTAGCTCAGGTAGCATTAAAAGAGGGCTGTGACGCTGTTTTATACATTGATAGCGATATGCGGTTTCCTCCTGATCTGATAACAATTATGTTATCTCGTGAGGTTGGGATTGTCGGTGTCAATGCTGTCACAAGACGTAAGCCATGTATGCCAACGGCTAAACTACTAGTTAAGTCAGAGGATGAGAAAGGGATTCGCCATCATTGGTCTAATGTCGATTCTCGTGGTAAGGAAGGTATTGAGAAGATTACTGCTGTTGGTTTTGGGGCGGTAATGATTCGTAGGGAAGTGTTTGAGAAGGTTCCTCAGCCCTGGTTTGATGCAGGATGGGGGCCAACAGGAGTAGTCGGTGAGGACGTTCACTTTTGCGTTAAGGCTGGTGATAATGGCTTTGACACTTGGGTGGATCACGAGCTGTCTATGCACATTAAACACGTAGGTACGTATGAGTACGGCTGGGAAGATTTCGAGCAACTAGAGGAATAATATGGCTTTTAGTACATACAGTGACTTAAAGACTACGATAGCTAGTTACTTAGCTCGTAGTGATTTAACGGCTATGATTCCTACGTTCATCCAGTTGGCTGAATTACGTTTGCGTAGAGAACTTAGAACTCGTCAGATGTTGGTTGTAGCTACAGCAAATACGACAGGTGGAGACTCTACCGTAGGATTACCTACTGACTTTTTAGAGATGCGTGATATTCACGTTAATACTAATCCTATAACGACTCTATCCTATAGTGCGCCTAATTCGTTCTATAACTCTTATAGGGTTACAGAATCAGGTAAGCCTACTGACTATACTGTATTAGCGACAGAGCTTCAATTGTCTCCTATTCCTGACAGCACTTATCAGTTACAAATGCTTTACTACGCACAGCCTTTTTTCTTGAGCGACACGAATCAAGGTAATGTATTCTTAACTAACTTCCCTGATGCGTTGCTGTACGCTTCTTTGGGTGAGGCAGAACCGTATCTAATGAATGACGCAAGATTACAGACTTGGGCTAGTTTGTACGATAGAGCAATATCATCAATAACGATAGCAGACCAGAGTAGTGAGTACAGTGGTCAGCCAATGTCAATGAACTATAACGTGAGGTAAATCATGGCAGAAATGTCGAACTACTTAGAAAACGCTCTGATTAACGCTACCTTGCGTAATACGAGCTACACAAGTCCTGCTACTGTTTACATGGGCTTATATACATCTGATCCTACTGACGCTAACACTGGTACTGAGGTATCTGGTGGTTCTTACGCACGAGTAGCTGTAACGATGGGTGCGCCTAGTAACGGTGTATCTACGAATAGTGCTGCTATCGAGTTCCCACAGGCTAGTGGATCATGGGGTACTGTAGGTTGGATTGGTATTCTTGACGCTTCTACTAGCGGTAACTTGCTATATCACAGCCCATTAGATGTATCTAAAACTATATCTTCTGGTGATATCTTTAAGATAGCTATAGGTAGCCTTAGTGTAACTCT